GCAGTATCAAAACTGCACTATCCCGACGACCAGCGGCACGGCTGGCATCACGTTCCTCAATACCGCCGCGGGATTTATGAATCCCTTCTGGCAGAAAGACGCGCTGGAGATTCTGCCGGGTCGCTATGCCGTTCCGACAGATGCGGGCATTGCCGTCATGCGCGCATCGACCGACCAGGGCATCGAGGTGGTGATGACGAAGCAGTATGACATTAACACGATGAAGACAAAGTACCGGCTTGATACGCTCTATGGCGTAGTCAATAAGCAGCCGGAGATGTCTGGCATCATCATGTTCTCGCAACCGTAAGTTGAGCAGCCGGGGGCGGCGGGTTTTCCGCCGTCCCCAATCTAAAGGCGCAGGAAGACCCTGCGCTGTGCTAAGGAGCTTCAAAAAATGTCTAATGTGATCGCAGTGAATGGCCGCGCTACCGTCATTGTCCCGTCGAATGAATCTATTGCCGTTTGGACGCAAGGCCAAGCGCAGGTTTCCCGCACGATTGGATTCCCGAACTATCCCGATCAAACCACGCTGCTTGGCACTGTCACCCTTGGTCAAACTGTGTTTGGCCCATACTCTGGCGGCGCAACTATTGTTGTCGAGTCCGTTGGTGCGCTGCCCGTGCTGTATGAAGTTGGAACCGCGCCTGTTGTGCAGCAGTGGCGGCTGAACAACCAAGTGCAGGTTGCCCCGGCTGTGATCGCGGACGGCGGCTCGATGGCGTTTGCGCCCGCCGATCTGTTCTCCGGGATCGTGACTGCAACTCCGACGGCATCGCGCAACATTCAGTTGCCGACTGGCGCCGCAATGGATCTTGGGTCCGAGTTTTTGGTTAACGACAGCATCGACTGGACGCTAATTACCCTGGCTGCGTTTGCGTTGACTGTCACGCAGGGCACGAGCGGTCATACTGTCGTGGGCACCATGGCGACCGGCGCGGCCAACGGCAACGCGGCAAGATTCCGCACGCGGAAGACGGCTGCGGATACGTTTGTCACCTATCGCATCGCTTAATTTTAGGCGGGTCGCGGTTGTTCTAATCGGGTGGTGGTCAAAAGCCGCCGCCCGTTTTTTTGGGGAAAAAATGCCACTAACCAAGGGATACTCTAAAAAATCGATTAGCTCGAACATTTCGAAAGAAATGAAGGCGGGCAAGCCGCAGAAGCAAGCGGTAGCCATTGCGTTGAGCACTGCGAGAGCGGCAGCGATGAAGGCAGACAAGCCCAGCAAAGCACCCGCAAAAAAAGGCAAGTAATGGACTTTCCTACTTTTGTGTGTCGATGCCCCGGGCCGCATTTTGGCCCGATGGGGACAACTTACAGCATCCTTGATGTTCACTCATCCGACGCTCTGAGTGTTGCGCTGGCAGCGGGCTGGTATCTCACGTTAAACGAGGCCGTGCAGGCGCATCTGGGAATTTCAAAAGCCGCAAGCGCGCCAATCAATGACGACAAGGAAGATGATTCGCCGCCTACTCGAAGCGAAATGCTGGCACAAGCGCAGCGCATTGGTTTAAAAGTTGATCGCCGATGGAATGATGAGACGCTGCTTGAGCATATTTCGCGGCGCATGAAAGAAAAGGAGGCAGGAAAATGATCTATGGGCCTTTCATGGCGCGCTATGGCGCTGGGCAAACAATTTCAACGTCTACGACGTCTGGCACGACAACTATCGGGCTGGGCAACAAATGTTTGCGGCTGAATAATCTAGACGCCACGAACGCAATACACGTGCGCACTAGCACGGGCACCAGCACGGCAACTACTGCTGATCTAATGCTCCGGGCGGGTCAAACTATTGTCATCCAAAAAGACCAAGAGCATGACACGGTCGCGCACATTGCCGCCGCGGGAACTCCCAGTCTGCGAATCGAGCCGGGTGAGGGCGGAATCTAATGAGCTACACCAAGCGCCAGTTTATCGAGGCTGCGCACGACGAGATCGGGCTGGCGTCTTATACATTCGATCTTCAGCCGCAGCAGTTGGAATCCGCGCTGCGGCGGCTGGATGCGATGATGGCGGAATGGAATGCTCGAGGATTGCGCCTTGCCTATCCGTTGCCGTCAAGTCCTCAGAATAGCGACATAGACGCAGAAACAAACGTTCCTGATTCTGCTAATCAAGCAATTATTTGTAACCTTGCGCTTTTGATTTCGTCGTCATACGGCAAGACGCCCATGCCGCAAACTATGATGCTGGCAAAGAAATCATACGACACACTACTGGCGAGGGCTGCGATGCCGTCGGAACAGCAATTTCCGGAAACGCTGCCGCGAGGCGCAGGGCAAAAGCCGTGGCGCTACAACGGCCCGTTTATGCCGCGCCCTGTTGATCCTGTGCTTACTGGCCCCGAGGGCAAATTGGAGTTTTAAATGCCGACCATCAATCAATTGTCGCCAGTGGATCAATTGTCCTCCGGCGACCAGATCCCCGTATACAACGTCATTAACGGAGACGCTCGGCGGGCAAGCATAACTACGTTGTTGGCGTTTTTTCAGCAGCAATTCGCCTCGCCAACTTTGGCGACGAATGTTTACACGCCTGGGACTGGGTTTAACATTGCGGCGCCCACGCCAGTATCAGCGCAACAATGGATTTTAATCCAACCGGCTGGAACGCTTGCTTCCGGGACGGTGACGTTGCCGCTAAACACACAGACGCCGGACGGTACAGAAATTCTTGTCACCACTACTCAGCAGATTACTAGTTTTACTTTGGCTCTCAATGGGGCAACTGCTGAATATGGCGCGCCCTCAACAATGGCAGCGGAAGATAACTTTCGCATGCGTTTTGTGACATCAACTAACAGTTGGTATCGCATCGCATAATGCAAGTTCCAATCCTGAACGGCATTTACACGGACGCGGGGCCGGAGATTCGCGCATCGTATCCCGTGAATCTGTTGCCTGTCCCGCGACAATCTGGCGTGAGCGAAGGTTATCTTCGACCCGCTGATGGAATCGTAGCGAACGGCACAGGCCCAGGAGTGTCTCGAGGCGGCATCAATTGGAACGGCGTGTGTTATCGCGTCATGGGCACGAAGCTTGTATCTGTTGATGCTGATGGCGTTGTGTCCGTTTTGGGAGATGTTGGCGGCGTGTCAACACCTGTCACGATGGACTACAGTTTCGACCGGCTTGCAATCTCCTCTGGCGGAAATCTGTTTTATTGGAACGGAGTTGCCCTGACGCAAGTCACCGACTCCGATCTAGGGACAGTGTTGGATTTTGCTTGGGTCGATGGTTACTTTATGACCACCGACGGCACTAATCTTGTCGTGACGGAATTGAGCGATCCAACGCAGGTTAACCCGCTCAAGTACGGATCAAGCGAGGCGGACCCTGATCCAGTCATTGCACTCGTGAAGGTGCGCAATGAGATTTATGCGCTGAACAGGTACACGATTGAAGTGTTCGACAACGTTGGCGGAGATTTTTTTCCGTTCAATCGAATCGACGGAGCGCAAATTCAAAAAGGCGCAATCGGAACGCATGCTTGCTGCGTTTTTTCCGAGGCCGTTGCATTTGTCGGCGGCGGGCGCAATGAATCGTTAGGTGTTTATGTCGGCGCGAATGCGACCGCGACAAAAATTAGCACGCAGGATATTGACGCAATCCTTGCGGGTTACACTGAAGCGCAGCTGGCAACGGTGGAACTGGAGTCAAGAACAGACCGCAATCACGTGTTGTTGCACGTACACCTGCCGGATAGAACGCTTGTTTACGATGCTGCGGCGAGCGATGCGATGCAACAGCAAGTGTGGCACGTGTTAACTACGTCTCTGGATGGTTTTTCTCAATATCGATCTAGGCATTTTGTGCGGGCATACGATCAATGGCTTGTTGGCGACCCGCAATCAAGCGCCGTCGGGTACTTGACCGATTCTGTGTCCTCGCATTGGGGGCAAATGGTGCGGTGGGAGTTTGGCACCATCATTGTGTACAACGAAAGCAAGGGCGGCATTTTCCATGCGATTGAACTGGTCGCTCTGACTGGGCGCGTTGCCGTTGGCGCCGATCCGATTATCACAACCAGCTATTCTGTTGACGGCAATGCATGGGCGCAGGATAAGCCTATGCGTGCTGGCGGGGCTGGGAACACCACAAAGCGGCTGGTCTGGTTCAAGCAAGGGTTCATGCGTAATTGGCGAGTTCAGCGGTTTCGTGGCACTAGCGATGCGCGCCTGACGTTTGCGCGTCTCGAGGCAACGCTCGAGGGGCTGGCGTACTGACATGACCAACGCAAGCAGGCGGCTAGGGTTAACTCGAGATCAACTCGCCGCGTTTCTCAAAGATCACGAGTCGATCAAACAATTTGAAAAATTGTTCGAGACAACCAGCACGATTGATACAGACGTACAAAACTTTGCGACGATAGATGAGGTTGCATTAGCTGAAGGGTTGTTGTCTGAGGTTACCGAAACGGTAGACGCGCTTAGAAAAGATGTCGAGGGGTTGCAGATGGCGCCGGTTTCTAACGAGCTATCTGTGCTGGCCTATGGCAATTTTTACGATACGACGACGCAAACGGCGGCAGCAATTAACACTGCGTATGCCATCACGTTTAACACTACCGATATTTCGCGTGGCGTGACCAGAGGGTCTCCGACGTCAAGAATTATTGTAGACGCTGAGGGTGTATACAACTTTCAGTTTTCCGCGCAATTGGACAACACGTCCGGTGGAAATCATTTGGCGTTTTTATGGGCGCGGGTCAATGGTGTTGACGTTGTGCAATCTGCAAGTCAAGTGCGCTTGAAGGGCGCAGACGGCGAGCTTGTCGCGGCGTGGAATTTTGCGTTGTCGCTTAAAGCTAAAGATTATTTTGAGTTGATGTGGTCTGTCAATGATGTGTCTGTTCAGTTGGTCGCGCAAGCGGCGGCAGCGCCGGTGCCTGCAATCCCATCTGTTATTTTGTCCGTTGCGAGCATACAGGGGCAATCATGGCAGTAATCGTTAAAACGCTTGTTCAGCCGCTTCAGTTGGCGAACACTCAAACAACGCTGTACACGGCGACAAACGTAAGGGCCACACTGGATAAAGTCACTGTGACAAATACCGACACCGTGGCGCGCACGTTTTCGCTCAATCTTGTTCAGTCAGGGCTGATTGCTTCAAATTCAAACCTTCTTGTTGATGATAAAACCGTTCAGCCAAACGAGACTTATACTTGCCCGGAAGTTGTCGGGCATTCGCTAGACAATGGCGCTTTTATTTCTGTTATTGCGAGCGCGGCTTCGGCGCTTACTTTGAGAATCTCAGGGCGCGAATACAGCTAATTGGAGAAAGCAACAATGCCTAAGATGCTGCTAAAAACGTTTGGCGGGTTTCCAGAGGACGAGGAAATTGTCAACGTAACTGAGAACCGCAAGAACACGCAAACGGTAATTAAAGATTGGATGCTCGGCCCGGAAAAGCCAAGCAACGAGCGCGGCGCGAATAAGCCTTATTGGTCCGCGCTTGCCAAAGCAATGCAGGTTGATGAGACTGAGGCGCGGCGCAGGCGCTGCGGAAATTGCGAGTACTTCGACAATTCGACATTGATGCAAGCCAAGATGAACAAAATCCCATGGAACGAATGGGATGTAGGCGCCGGGTATCGTGGCTACTGCGACAAGTTTGAGTTTGTTTGTCACGATATGCGGTCATGCCAAGCCTGGGAAGAGCGCGAACGTGAAGACGATTGATCTGGCGTCGCAAAACTTGCGCGACATGTTTATTCGGTCGTTGCTGTTGCCCGCGGCGGCTGTTGATTGGCTGCTGATGCTGTGGGGCGCCATTCAGGTGTTTGATGATGTTGCCGATGGCGACGATGTAAAACGCTACGACCTAGATGCAGCGATCTGGAACACTTTAGTGACGATGCCGCAAAATGCTTTTTACCGCGAGCATGGCGCGGTGTTGAGCGGCGCGCTGGCTACGATGATTTTGAAATGGCAGGCGTCCGATCAAGCAGAACGCGATGGATGCGCGGACGCTCAGTCTTATATGTGGCGCGCCGGGTTTTATGACGTGGTATTGCTGACTGTGCAATTGTGCAACGGCGCCGATTTTGCGCACCAACGGGCGCGGCAAGTTATGCAGATGTACGGTGAAAAGATGGAAGATTATCTAAAGGAGTTTGAGAATGCCTGATGCCATTACCGGCTTAGCGGTTGGCGGAACGCAGCTAATTGGCGGTCTTATGGGTGCGGATGCCGCAGAAAGCGCCGCATCCGCTCAAGCCGGAGCCTCTGAAGCTGGCATTGCGGAGCAGCGGCGTCAATTTGATCTCATGCGCCAACTGTTGCAGCCATACACGCAAGCAGGAGCGCCAGCGTTGCAAGCGCAGCAAGCCATGCTCGGCCTTGGTGGACCTGAAGCAGAGGCGGCGCAGATTGCGGCGGCGGAGCGTTCCCCGACCTATCAGGCCATGCTGCGCAAAGGCGAGGAATCGATGCTTCAGCGCGCCTCGGCTACTGGTGGGCTGCGCGGCGGCAACATGCAGGCGGCGCTTGCACAATTCCGCCCGCAACTGCTCGCGCAAGAACTGGAAAATCGTTATAACAGGTTTGCAGGGTTGACCGCGTTGGGTCAACAATCAGCCTCTGGCGTAGGCACCGCAGGCATCCAGACAGGCGCGAATGTGGCGAACCTTGAAGCGCAGAGGGGAGCGGCATTGGCTGGCGGACACCTTGGGCAGGCGCAAGCCTTCAGCGGGTTGCTAAACGCCCCCATGACACTGTTAGGAATGCAATACGGCGCGGGCGGAAAGATGGGGCTAGGTTTTGGTGGCTTGTTTAACAAAGGCTAGCGCGGCAGCGCTTGTTGGATTCACAATTTAAGCGGGCAGAAAAATGCAGCCTTACGACTATTCGCTCAAGATTCAGTCGCCATTTGAGGCGCTTGCTGGTGGCGTTCGGCTGGGCGCCACCATTGCGGACGTTCGCAAGCAGCAAGAAACCGAAAACATGCTCCGCTTCGGCGGGCAGTTGATGAGTACGTTTGCTGCTGGTGCGCCGCAGGTTGGCATCGACATGCTGAAAGAGCGTGCGACGGCAGAGCGCAACGCGGGCCGAGAAGAGGAGGCCAAAGCTTATGAAACCTACTCGCAGCTTATTGAACTAAACCCGGGAGCAGCGCAAAACATCTTGACCTATGCGATGTCGAGCGTGCCCGGGGGCGACAAACTGCTAAGGGCTGCGCAAACCATCCAGACGGGCGGCGAGGATCAAGGATTCCGCGCAGCAATGCAAGGCGCCGAAACCGTGGAGGATGTGTTTTCACGCATCCCAAAACTGGCGCAACTTGGCACTAAGGGCGTCGAGTTTGCTAAGGCGCTTCTGACTCAACAGCGACTTGGCGAAAAACAAAAGCTAGAAGGTCAAGCCCGCAAAGACAAGGTTACCGAGAAAAAAGCCGAAGCGAATGAAGCCCTCGGGCTTATGCGCGTTGCCTTCGGGCAGGGCGCCTTTGACCTTGAGCCAGACCCTGAAGTGGAAGACGAATTCACTATTCGCCCCACCGAGGAGGGTGAGGCGTTGATGAAAACCGGCGCGCTGCAATTCGACGAGAAAAAAGCGTCTGTGCTTGGCATTGACTCGCAAACCATGGCGGCTATTCAGTCCATGGCGTCTACAGACCCGAAGGGCGCGGCGCGCATCATGGCCGAGGCAATCAAGCTGCGCGTGCGCCGTCAAAACCAACCGCAGAAACTGAGCGCGGATGCGCAGCGATTGGTCGAGGCTGGATATACGCCGGGGTCTAGTGAGTTTCGGCGACAAATGATTGAGATCATCAAGGCCGACGTTAAAGGCAAAGAGCGTGGCGGCGGCGTCAATGTCATCATGGACAAAGCTAGCGGCACGGAAGCCGGAAAGCTATTTGACACATGGATGGAGTCCGCAACCAGCGGGAACGAAACGCTCCGAAACCTAGATGAATATGAGAAGGCTATTTCTGGGGCGATTACTGGCCCGGGCGCGACTGTTCGTCTCGGCGCTGCCAGAATCGCAAACTTGCTAGGCTTTGCTGGCGACGATGCAATTAACTCAACGCGCACACTCATGCAGGGATTGTCTGAACTTACATTGAGTGCGCGAGGAATGCTAAAAGGACAGGGTGCGATTACTGAGGGCGAAACAGAATTGCTTAGACAAGCCCGCTCTGGAAAGATTGACTTTACTGCTGGCGAATTGAAAAGCCTTTTTGGAGCAATTCGTGGAGTTACAAAAGCAAAAACAGAGCGCGATACAAGTCTTCTCAAG